TTCACCAGAACTTAAAAGCTCACCACCAAAATCTAAACTTCCTAAATATCCCTGTTCAAAATCTGACTTGTCATCTACTAAATCATCATTATTTAATACCAAAGCATCAAAATCTGACGAATAAAAAACATCATTTTGCTGTCCTTGAAAAACTGGCGAATCCTGATCCTCTCTTCTAGTTTGCACTAGCAACTTAGGTTGTTCATCTGGGATGTTAATAATATGACTTAAAGGTGATGGTGATTTTTGACCCTCCAAATCTTTAAACTTAACCATATATGTTCCATTTACCAAAGGTAAAATTACATAATCAGTTGTAGCTGTAACCTCTCTCAAAAATGTTGAATCAGGCCATACAGCAGTTCCATCTACTGAAGATGAATGTCTAATAATTGCCTTCAATTCACTAGGATTACCTTCATAGTCAGAAGGTATCCTCCATTTTAAAATTACTTCATTTTGTGTTGTTACCTGTATGCTCATTTTTAAGGTAAAGGAATTGGAACATCTGCTAAATCTGTTGGTACTGTAAAAAGGTTTGCTTGAGCATAATTTGATTTTTTTGTTTTATTAGCATCAATACTTTCTGATCTAACTTCAAATAGTACTTCTGTTCCCACTTCCAGATTATCAAGTTCGAATATTGTTTGTTCAATATTTTTTACTGTGCCTTTATTTCCACCAGCTTGAAATCTTACAGTAAAAGTAATGTTTGGACCATTTAAACCTCTCGACCATGAAAATCTTACTCTGTTTGATGATTGGTTTTGTTGTTGTAACCTTGTGCTTGTAACTTCTAAATTTGTTGGCTTTGTTGGTTTATTACTAAAAGCCGTTACATCTTGATATTCTAATGTAGCTGTATCTTCTGTATTATCTGCAACTTTATAAATTGAATCGTTAAATTCCAACCCTGTAATAGTATAGGTGCTGTCATTATTGTCTTTAATATCAATACATCTAAATTTTTGATTTAAAACTGCGTTATTTGTTTTGTTTTCTAGTGTGTAAACAGCACCAGCTACAGGTGCAGAAGAAAAGGCATTTTGTACAGTAATGCGACCAGAAGTATTGATGCCACTTATTTTTTGTGTTTCTACAGTACCATCAGACAAAGTTACGCTTATTTCAAAACTATTTTCACTACCACCAACATAACTATCAAAATTTTTATCTGGCGTAAATTGGCTTGCTGAATCTACACTTAAAATCCTTCCAGATAATCTAATACCTGCCCTCATTTCATCTGCAATGGCAAACACCTGACTTGGTAAAACTGAAAGACCATCTAGTCCTGTCGAAAAAGTTACAACATGACCATCTAATTTTTCAGAATTTAAAACCCATTGCCCCATTCTTTGAGCCTGATATTTTGAAGAACAACCAAAAGCTACAATTTGTTTTATGTTATAACCATATTTTTCAATTAAGTCATAATCTTCCACTACAACTACATTTGGTTTATAAAAATTATCAGGGTCGTTGTAACTTACTTGTATTGAAGTTGATCTTGTTTTTAAAGATGAACCAGAATAAGAAAAAGCTCCTCCAATAACATTTGCATTTGTATAAAGATGTACAGGATCAATGTCAGGTGCCTGTTCTCCACCTAAATTGCCATGATCTGCAACTAAATTTATAGTATTAGATCCCCAATAAGTTATGCCTCTAAAAATACTTGCTAAATTTTGCAGCACTTTATATGCGTCAGCCTGATTGCCTATTACTGTATTTATTGCAAATCTAGGTTCTTTGCCATCTGGTGTGTCTACTAATTCATTTGAATATCTAGAAAGTTGGTATAAATCAATCCAGTTAAGGTTTGCTGTATCTATAAAATCCCCACATCCATAGCGTTTATTAGTAAGTAAATCGTAAAAAATACAAACAGGGCAGGTTGTGAAAAATTTGCCTTTTTTTAATTTGCCATCAAAAGTATTAATAAATTCAAGACGGCCATCCTCTTGAACACTTGCATTAGATGGGATTTTAACTTTTATTCCTTTCACCAAATATGACCTTGTAGGCAAGCTAGAAAAAGTTTCTGTTGATAATGACAAAGCAACACAAGCGGTATATGGATAAGCTGTTCTTATTTCTTGTCTTTCTATTAAAGATGTAAAAATTACTCTGTTTGCTCTGGTATTAGATAAAGGTGTTTTTTTGTTAATTGTCTCAAACAAATTAAATCTAACTTCATAATCTTCTTCTTTAGCTGTAATTTTTTTTACTTTTACAAGAAAAGGTGGTTTAAAACTACCGCCAATACCATCTTTTTTTAGTTGGTTTAAATTAATAATTTTACTTTTTACTTGATAATTAGATGTAGAAATTCCTTTTACGTTTAAAGTTTGCACTGATATGTAATTTGAATTTCTTGCTTTTACAAGTATTTCAATTTTAACTCTTGCATTAAATAATTGACCTCTTGCAATACCTTCCATACCTGTGCAAAATAATGCGGGTACGGTAAATATTAATTGAATTGAATCTGTATCAGGGTCACTAATTTGTTGTATAAACTGTCCTTTACCATAATCTCTTTGTCTCACTAAATTTTTGGCATTTAACTTTTCACTATAGTTTGATCCAATTTCTTCACTTATGTCTATGACGTTAGAATTTGCTTTTTTATGATCTTCAAATTGTTTTTGATTTCTTGTTCCTCTTCTTAAAATATATTTAACATCTTTTTTTTCAAAATTAAAACCGCCTTTATTGTTTTGTATAGCAGTTTCATTAAGAAAAATGCCTTTGCCACCACCAACAATTTCTTCTATTTGACCTTCACATAAAAGATCAACAATTTTAATAACACTTGTAGAATTTAATGACATAAAATTACTCTACGTTTTTAATCTCTCCAAGTAGATCATAGCCAACAGATTCAATCCTCATTTTTGTACCATCTTTTTGACCAGTACTCATTGCTGTTTTAAAAAGACCTGTATCAATGACTTGAACAAATACATCATAACTAGAAGCACCTTCTACAACTGCAGGTTCAAATTCAAAAATATATCTTATTTGCTGCGTGAATTTTTGTGTTCCTTGAACTGTTAACTGTTGATGTAATACAACTGATTCTGTATTTGGATCTTTAATTTTTATTGCAAAGGTTATGTAACCTTGAATAATGGTAGAAAAAGCATCGCCTACTCGATCCTGTAAACCACTAAAAGTAATCATTACATTAAAATTTTCGTTTGCTCTGTCTCCTGTTTTATTTATTGATAAATTATCTAAAACTTTTTGTTCTGGTGTTGCAAGTAAATTAACAAAACCAATCAAATCAGGAGAATTTTGACCAGCGTTTGTTTTATGTAATACAAAATCAAAGACATTGAGACTACCTGATGTATCGTAAGCTCGGATTCTGTTACCATTGGGGCCTTGATAACTTGTTATTCCTCTAGATAAATCTACTCTTGCTGCACGTAAACCATCATAATCTTTTATTTTTTTGCTATATAATATTTTTTGACCATTTACTCTAACTGTTCCATTACTCGGCTTTTCAAAACTTGTCATCAATGGATCACTTTCATTAACCACATCAATATCTGTGCTAATTAAATGACTGCCAATTAAAACTTTTCCATAGGCAACAGGAATAGTCGCACCTATTCCTACAGTATTAGACGCCCCTCTGTAAGCATAACTTTGTTGCCCATCAGCACCCCTTTCCATTGCTTGAGGGCCACCTAGAAAGCCACCACGCCCTACATCAAAAGAAGCGTCAAATGCTGGCGGTTGTGGGGCAAGCATTTCTGTTACTGAAGCAAGTAATAAAAATTTTCCAATATTTTGTAAAACAGTACTTACTGCAATCTTCCCTGCTTCTGTAAGGCCAAATGTACCAATAGAACCACCAATGCCACCTGTAAAAAATGTTAATCCTATACCAGCAATAATTCTTCCAACCGTACCACTACCTGATATGACGGGAGTAATTACTAAATCATTTTTTCCTAATGGTAAAAATAAATCTTCAATATTTAATTCGCAATTTGCTTGTGTAACTTGATAAAAAATACCTTGTTCATGTGAATTTGCCAGATGTTTAGCAAAGTCTGGATGATTTATACATAAAAGACGTATGGCATCTGCAGGCGTTTTAAGATCGTGATAAATATGGGTTTTACCCCATCTATCACCTAATTCATCAAGCAGCAAAATTTTATGCTGCATACCTAAAACACCCCACAGTTCTTTTTCTATAATAATGGTTATAAAATTCTGAACAACTTAATGACTCAAATTTTTGATGTAAGATCATATCATTTTCTAACAAGACAGCACCGTGCATTGGTTCTTTTGTCCATATTTTCATAATTAATACGTCATCAGCTTTTCTTTCATTTATATCTACCTGTTTAAAATTAAGTTTGTCTGCATCACTTAGAAATATACTTTTGCAAGTTTCAAAATTTTCTGGCCGTTCATAATCAGGTAAATTTATTCCAAGCAATTTATAATAATCTCTAACTATAGAATAGCAGTCAAAAATTCCATATTGCCATTGTCTGCCAACTAAGGACTTATAGTTAACCATTTATCTGTAGTATTTATATAAATATACCATTTAATTTTTGTTGCTTTACAAGCATTGATGTCGGGCTGACTTGCTGGTTCGCCTTTAGGATGTGAATGAACAATGTATTGAAGTTTTCCTTTGGATCTTGCTTTTAAAAAATCTTTTGGGTGTATTGCAAAATTATCTTCTGGTGTATCAGAAATATTAGTACAAGGATAATAAATATCATTTACAACAATCCCACAGGCTTCTTTTGGTGCCTCTTCTAATGCGTGTTGTCTTGCTGCTAATTTAAAACTATTCAAATCTGTATTCTTGCGTTGATAAATCCGCCAAATGGCAAGTCTCGTTCACCATTATCTCCCTTGCGAAATCTGACCTGACAGCTTGAATATTTATGACCACATCTATCTAACGCCCTTTTTTGTGCTTGTGTAAGTTGCTGACCATTTTCATCTACTGTTATTTCTTCGTCTCTAAGGTTATAACACCTACTTCCTTTGTAACCACATTCAGTTCCACGATATTCCCACGGACAATGTTCTGTTATAACTCTTCTTGGTATTCTAAATCCTTGCAGATTAATTTTTGGTGATAATTCAAATTCAACAAATTCTGGATTTTCTGCGCTAATTCGATCAATGTACCAAATATCATCTTTGGTTACTATGGCTTCTGAATCAGCAGTTGGATTAGATAAAGTTGGAAAATTTACATCATCAAGAAATTTTTTATGAGTCTGAATCCTTTGAACTTTACCCTGTAGGGGATTATAAAGCTGAATAAAAGCTGACAAGGCATTATTAACATTTGAAACTTTCAATTTAGGTCTTGGCAAAGTACCCTGTGTTTTTTTATCAAAGCCAGTAACTTGTACAGGCAAAGCAGAATATGTTTTACCTCCAAACACAATATTTGATCTTATTTGATTGGTTCCTGCATGATACCTTACTGTTTGATCTATTCCATTTACTGCAGCAGTATAAGTAAGTTCAAATAATTCAATAAGGGCGGATGGTGCTAGTTTTTGTATTTCATCACTTATTTTTGCTGAGGCTGGTGCAATTTGTGAACTACTACTTTCTAAAATTGGATCTAGTGTCATAATTCGGGTACCTCTTCAAAAACTGCTGAAATAGATGCTCTGTTTAAATAAGGAATTGTTTTCTGCCAATTTCGACAAATAAATGTTTTAGCAGATTCGCCAGCGGGTGTGTAAGTAAAAATTTCAACACCAGCACGGGCATCCAAAAAATCTTCTATTGTATCTGCGTCTGTTTCTGAAATATTCCTCCAATTAAATTGATAAACTTTTAAATTTTGGTTAATACCAAAAGTTGACCTTTGAGAATAACCAGAACCAAATTCAGCAATTCTTATTCTGGGTTGCGACCCTTTTTTAGCACCATAAGTTGGATCAGGTGCGCTTGGATTCGTACTAGGCGTAGGAAAAATTTCTGCCATTAGCTTAATAAACCTCCAGACATTTGTTGATTAATTATCTCAGTTTGTACTGCTGCTGCAATAAGTTCTCCCAACTGATTAGCAGATGCGTCATCACCTTCAACATTTGTATTAGATGCGTCTACTGAAATATTGATGTTATTAACCACTCCTCCTCCACCTATTTTATTATTTGGAATAATAGTACCAGCAGAAGAAGGAACAAAAATCTCAGGGCCTTTTTCACCTACTATTGACGGTTTACCTACTGGGGGCATACCTCCCGCAGCAAAAGTTGGAAGATTTTTAAATATACCTTCTTTACCACCAAATATATTAAATAATAAAGTGTTAATTCCAAGCTGAACAAGTTGTCTTTGAATATTTCTTAAAACTCCTACAGCGGCTTCACCTAATGTTTTGGCTCCCATAACAGCATCAGTCAAAGCATCAGAAACGCCTGTAGCGATACTTTCTCCAATTTGTTCAAATATTTCTGCCTGTCTTTTTGCTGCTTCATTTATTTTTTCAACTTTTGTTAATTGTTTATCTAAACTGTCGTTTGCTTTGGCTAAATTAATAAGTCTTGCTTCCTCAGTAGGTTTAAGATTTTGTTCTTTTATTTTTGCAATTTGTTGTTCAAGATCGAATTCATCCTTTTTTTCTTCTCCAATTATTTTTTCTCTTTGTAACTTTGTATTTAATTCTTCATTTTGTTTTTGAAGGTTTGCAAGTTGATTTTGAAATTCTTTTGTTAAATCTCTTGCTTGTGCGGCGGGAATACCTTCTTCTAATTTTTTAATTTCATCTTGCAATTCAATAATTTGTTTTTTAAATGCTGTAATTCCTTTAACACCGCCAATATTTTGCAAACCGATAAGAACTCCAAATATATCTAAAGCCTTATTAGCTTCATCAAGTTTTTCTTTTAATTCTTCAAGCTCTTTGCTTTTTTGAGCAATTCGGCTTTTAATCATAGCTGTTGTACCTTCTTCTAATAATTTGTTAAATTCTTTTTGTGCATTATTAGCTTCAAGTATTTTTGCAATAAAATTAGTAAGACCGATAATAACTAAACCTAATCCTGTTTTTGCTAAAGCAACTTTAAAAGCGGTTGCGGCGGCTGTAGCTGAAGCAAATCCTACTGAGGTTGCCGCTAATGTTGCTTTCATGCCAACTAAGGTGCCTGTTGCAATTTGCGCCGAAACTTTAACCGCAAGAAAATTAGAAGCTAATAAAGGCATAGCAAAACTTAATCCCTTCACAGCCGCAGCAATACCAACAAAGGCAAAAGTAACTTGTCCCGCTTCGCTATCAACAAAACTGACAACCCTTTCAATTAATGCAGTCAAACTTTTTGTAACTTGTAACACGACAGGCAATAATTTACTTCCTAGTGTTAATTGAAGCTCAAGAACTGCATTGCTAAATGCTTTGAATACTTCCGCAGGTGAAGCGTCCATAATTGCACCAATTTTGTCTGCGCCTTCTTCTGCTGATTTTGCTAAGGCTCGCAAAATAATGTCAGATTTTAATAAACCTTTTGATGCAAAATCTTTTAATTTACCTGAAGCAATGCCAGTTTCGTCTGAAATGGCTTTGAGTAATTGAGGAACCTGTTCTGCAATACTTCTAAATTCATCGCCTTGCAAGCGCCCAGAACCTAAACCTTGCGCAAGTTGTGTAAACGCCGCACTTGCTTCTGTTGCGCTTAATCCAGCTAATTTTGCAATAGTGTTAAAACCGATAAATGTTGTCTCAATATCTTTTAAAGAAATTCCAAGCGGTCTTAATCTTGCAAAAATATCTGTTACGCCTTTTGTTGCTTCAATTATTGATAAATTAAATTTGTCTTGCGCTTTTCTTACTAATTCTTGTGCCTGCGCAAACTCTCCAAACTCGGACGTCAAGACTTGCATCCTAAGTTGCAAAGCTTGAAAATTCGATGCTGTGGCAGTTGCTTGTCTTGCAACAGCAGTAAAAGCAATTCCCGCAAATGCGGCTTTAAGTTTACCTAATTGATTCTGTAAGCCTACTGATTGAGCCTGTACGCCCTTCAATGCTCTTTGCGCTTGTGTAGCATCAACTGTAAGTTTTACATTCGCCTGTGCCACAAATCAAAAAAAGCCTTTATTATATATTACCTTCTATTTGCTCTTTGGCGATTTAATTCTTTTTTTTCTCTTTCATTTTTAACTTCATAATAAGCAGCCCAAAATATCAGTTCTTCTTCTGTAATCAAAGAACGTAATTCCTGTAAAGTTTTTCCTAATTCTGTTGCGAGAAAAAATTCAAAATTGAACCAATTATCTCGCGATATTATTTTTTTGCTGTATTAAGGTCTAATTTTATATCAAACATAAATAATTCAATCTCATTTAACACATTTTCTGGTAGTTCTCTTTGTAGGTTCGGCGCGTCTGCTATTGCAAATGCCTTTGACCCATCTTCTAATTCTGCATTTTTACAAAGAAGATATGTTGATATAGTCAAAGCATCATCTGTATTTGCCGCACCTTGAGCGCGAACACGATCATCCCTTGTTAAAGGTTTAAAATATATATCAACTATTTTTTCTCCGTTTTTATTTTTAAATTCGTATTTTCTTCTAGCTGTCATCTGATCTTTATAAGATTCAGTTAACAGGTCAATCGTTCTTTTGTTTGGCATTGGTTAATTAGTTGACTAATAAACTCAATGTATCAGATAGCGCTAGTAATTGCACCATTAGTTATAAAGCTGACATTTATTACCTGAACTTCACCAAGTGTCGCGCCATATTCTGCCGAAGTAATAATTCCCGCAAAACTAATTTTTTTGGCTGAAGTGTTTGAATCAGGAAACAGTTCAAACAAAGCATCGCCCGCATCGCCTGTAACTAAAACATCGTCAATAAAAGCTTGATAATCTGAGTTACCAGAAGGGTCATAAATAAGTTCTGCTGAACCTTCGCCAGAAATCAAACCACCGATAAATGTTTTTGAAGTGTCACCATTTACTGTTGTCTCCATTGTGTCCTTAGTAATAGATAAAGACCAACTTCTAACGCCTGAAATGTCGGCTTCAGTACCGCCAGCATTTTCAAACATAATTTTGCCAACATCACCCTTAATCGCAGCCATAACAAAAAAAAGAATTATTTATAAATATATTAACTCTTATCTGATTTTTTTACATCTTTTTTTAATTTTTCTTGGTTTTCCATATATCTTCTACAACGTCCATCCCAATATGCAGGGTCGCGGCGTCCTTTTACAGCTTCGATTGCATCAAGCATTTCTTCTGTAATTTCTAATTTTGCCATTTTTAAAGTTCCTCGAATATTTCAAAAGTCATTCGTAATTGTGTCTGAAATTTGCCTTGAACACTTGACGCGACAACTTCAGGGCCAATCGGTGAATCAAAAATAACATTTGAAACTGTAATTCTATTATATAAGTCCCTTAACCTTTTGCCTATAGTGTAATTATTTCCAGAACCCACTCCCTGCGGTGTAAAAATATTTAAAACAACAATTCCATTTATTCGATTTTGACCGCTTGCATTTCCTAATGTTAAATAATTACTTTCACCAAAACTTGTAAGACATTGAACAAAAGAATCCTGACTTCCAGCATCAAAAGCCATATTATGAAACACAAGACTAATTGCGGGGCTACTAGCTAATTCTGTAGCGATTCTGCTTTCAATAGCGGCTCTTACTGTATTCAAATCTATTGCAGCCATTATTTACCCCTTATTTGTTTGTAAAGGTCTTGAACTTCATTATTGACTTCTTTTGCAAGTAAATCTAAATGCCCTGCAGATAGTCCATTGTTACTTCTGTATGTACCACCCCAAGATGGTGGCAAACTTGTTCCAAGCATGACAGGTTCAGCATAGGGAACATTATTGTGTATATGATATTTTTTTCTAAAATTTTCTTTACCAAGCTGATAATTCAAAGGCTTGGGCGGTCTTATAACAGTTCCTTTACCAGCGCTTCCATATTTGCCTTCTAAGGCTGGCGAACCGCTTTCTGCGTTTTCTCCTATCTGCCAAGAAACAGCAAGCCTTCCTGTGTCTACTGGCGAGCCTTCCTTGACTATTCGATCAGCAGTTAAAACAACAACCGACAGCAAAGTATTGATTTGTTCTTCAGAATAATCACCAATCTGGTCAATTCTTATTTTTCTCATACTCTTAAATAACAAACAAAAGAAAGTTTTTCATTAGCAAATTGATTTGTTTCAACTCTGATTATTGAATAAGTTACAGAACCGACAATCACTTTATCTTTAGTTGTTGGTGTAGAAGATAAACTTGCCGCAGCAATTTGAATTTTTTTGTCAGTTGCTTCAATAAGTTCATTAACTTCACGATTGTTTATATCTTCTAAAACACCCTTGATTGATGTATCAGTATTTGTTTCAGCAACAAGACCTGTGGTGGCATTATAAGAACCAGCCGAAACACTTCTGAAAGTGACATCAGCCGCTAACTTTTTATTTGCTAAAACTTTTTTTAATACTGAAGATAAACCCATCAGATTTTATAAGCTATGCAAGCGCCACTTGATAAAGTGATACTTGTAAATAATCCGTAAATGGTTTGACCCGCAAGAAAAGTTTCAGAATCAATAGAATTTCCTGAATAATTATGCGAAGCCGTGTTGACTTGTGTATCTTCTTTAAAAAAAATACTTTTAAACCTGCCTGTGTGTGCGGCTGTATCTGTGATTAATTCAGCGCCAAGTGTGTAATCTGGATCTGCATTGTACATTGTTAACTCCTTTTGATTGCAATGTTGTTTGGCCCACTTATACGCAAGCCTGTGAAATAGCGTTCAAATAATGGCGGAACGCGATCAGCGCCAACCGATCCATAAAAATTAGGCGTAACATTTACAGATCCGACCTGAACATTCTGAAAATCTTCAAGTCCACTTAATCCTAATCCATCCCTATTATTATTCAAATAAACAGCTAAAATTGCCTGCGCTTTTTTTACTTGATCTGGTATTTCTGTATCTGTAAAATAATCTGTTGTTATACGAAAAGGAAATCCGACAGCATATGTATTTATATAAGTGTCTGGTTTTCTGACTCCTGTTCGCGGCCATTGTAAAGCCTGTGTATCTGTTGCCCTTGCGCCAAGAAATCTTTCGCGATCAATTCTGATTGTTGCGGTAAATAATGCGCGGTTTTTATTATCATTTGAAGACCCGTCCCAAGCTGCGACATCATCATCTGCAATTAAACCTTCAATAATAGTATTTGCATCCGCCAAAGTCAGATAACTATTGGCTGACGCGCTGCCTGCTGTTGCGACTATTGTTACCGCCATTTTCGACCTTAGATTTGGGTTTACGTTTTTTTGTTTTAGTAGGAATAGAAGCCACCGCAACGGCAGCTTCTTTTTCCCTTATTCGCTTAAAAGCAAATAATCCCATTAACTTGAAGCACCTTTGAGGGCAACAAAATTAATAACGATTGCTTCACTCAATGAACCACCAGAAACATTTGTAACTGTGATTTCAAAAGAGCCTGCAGCGATTGCTGTAACTCCTACTAAGTAAGAACCCGCAGTACCCGCAGAACCATGAACAGCCACGACAACATCAGTTGCAGCGATTTTATCGTTTGTAACTGTGAAGCTTGCTTCAGCCGCCGCGCCAAGCGCAGCGTTGTTCATTGTGATCTGACCTGACTCTGTGTTAAGAGTCACACCTGTTGTTTTGTTAGTTGCTTGGGTAACAGTTCCGCCTGTAGTTGGCCCTGCTAGTTTTCCCGCACTAACTTCAAATAAAGATGGCATAATAAATTACCTCTAGTCCTGATTAGATACGTTGGTAATCCTTGTAATACCAATGTTCTTTGTTTCGTAGACCTTCGACCAGTTGCCTACTGTTTCAAGTTGCGCTCTTGTTGGGTTTGTTGTTGTTACCGCCCATTTAGAACCGACAGGATGATATGTGTAATGCAAATCAATAGACATAGCATCAGACTTTGCGAGAATGTCGCGGTCTGTTTCTGTGGTTAGTCCAGCTTGCTCGCCCGATGCAACACTTCCCGCCGTAAAACAATATGTACTGTATTCCGTTGAAGCGCCTGAACCTGTCGTTGGAACGTCATCAGAAACGATAACTCTTAGCCCCATGAATGTTGGAACTGTTGGGCTACCAAAAGCATTTGCTGTTGTACCAGAAGTTGCTGAAGCGTCAGCATCGCCATTGTTGTCATAAATACGATCAATAGCATTTCTTTCAATCAAGTCATAATAGACTTTACTGTGCATCGCAATAGCTGTTAGCTTTTCGCCCTGATCTCCAAGAATTGCTCTTGCTCTTGCAATATGACGAGGAGAAAGTGCTGTTGGTGTGTCACCACTTTCAGAATCAATACATAGACTAAAGAAAGCTGAATTACTATCGTTTGCATTGATTGAACCAAATACACCTGAAAGACAAGAGAATAAATCTTTCTGTCTTTGATGCGCTATATATGCACCAATTTTTTGACCAATCGCAGCCATAGGATCAGAACCCGCCGCAAGTGCAGCCAAGTCACGCGCCTCGTATGCTTTACCGCGATGAAGCACAACCCCGATCTGTTGATCAGTTGAGATTTTGCTTGGTGTTAATGATGAAGAATCAGAAAGAACTTCAAAATCGCCTGAAAGATTTGCAGAATAAAATGGGATTTTCACAAAATCACCACCTTCTGTTGCATTTAGCTCCGCCATAGGCTGAACCACACCGCTAGCCAAGAAAGCATCGCGAAGTGTTGTCTGTTCGATAACGTATGGCGTAAAAATTTCAGGAATTACAATATCTGAGCGTAAAACCGCCATAGATAACTCCTATAAAAATGTTTAACGGTATGGGCGCAGCCCTAACATTCTCAGCGCAGCTTTGAATTGTTATTTATATATTAACCTTAATTCTGTTATTTGTAATTCTTTGCAAGCTCTTTTGCACGTTGCCAACCTTCCCTGCCGTATTTTTTATAAATTTCATGTTCAACAGTATGTTCGCCGTTTGCTAGTCTGCGCATCATTTCAGGGTCAAATTCGCCTGTGTTCACTTGAGTTCCGCCAGTTCTGGCAATAGGCGCTCCTGAACCTGTTGCAGGCTGATTTTTTAACAAATAAGCATGATCCTTTGATAAAAGATTTTTTGCCCAATCTGTAACATTGTGACGTTCATAACCATCAATTACAACTGGTTTTCCGTCTTTGAGTTCTGTGCGGCCTTTTAAGAAGTTATCAAATACAAGTTTTGGGTTGTGTGTTACTTCCGCCAAGGCTTGTATGGCGGGGGAAACAAGTTCCAACTCTCGTATTCTGCCTTTAAGTTCTTCGATTTCTTTGTCTTTGGCGGCGCTTCGCTCTCTAAACTGTTCTTCGCTTTTTTGAATTGCTTCTTTGTAATTTCCTTGTTCTTCAAGTTTCTGTTGCTCCGCTTTGTTTTTAAAATCAATCAAAGCCTGAACATCTACGCCATCAGGTAAAGACTGAATAGTTTTTTCAACTTTGCTGAATTTTCGTTTTTCTTCTAGTATTTCCTTATTCTTTCGATCAAGTGCTTCGATTCTGTTTAGAAGTTCTTGTTCTCTCGCGTTTGTTTGTGGTTCAGAAGTCGCGGACTCCTGAAGTTGTTCGTCTGACATAAACCCGCAGGGTTAATTTTTTTTCTATCTTATCAAGACCACTTCGTTTTGTCAGCCCAATACGCGGCGCTTGTTTTACCTTTAGCAATATTTTTTGCGTGT